TGAACCCGCTGGGGGCCAACACATGCCCCACCAACTCCGGGAACGTGTACGTCTCAGCAGCCTGCAGCGTCTTGGTCTTGACGATCAGGTTCTGGTTGCCCGCGGTGTCCGCACTGGTCACCAGGTTGACGCTGATGGTCGCCGCCGAGGCGCTGTAGTTCGTCGCAGTGAACTTATCGATGATCGCAGTCACGCCAGCAGCGGTGTACTGGGTCGTTTGCGAGTTCTCGGCGATCTTCGCCGGGATCAGGACTTTGACGGTAACGGTCATGTTGACTCCTTATTATCAAATACAACCATTATTCAGCAATCAATCGCGTCAGCAAATTCGGGCAACGATTTCAAATACTCGTAAGTTTGCTTGATGTAGTTGCCACCATCCAAATCAACTTGGAACGTGTAATCTTTGGACTGCAGCATCAATCCTTCTGCCGATTTGCAAAAATGAACAACTGAACTGCAGGCGCGTTTTGTACCCATCACATGAATAACTCGGATGTATGCGTTTTTGAAAACGCTGACTTCACCAAAGTTGTTCACCAAGCTCAGATTTTGCTGGAGTGCCATGATTTTCCTTTGTCAGCCGATGAAGTTCACAGTGACAACGTAAGTGCCGCCAAGTCTGTTTTTAACGTTCAACTTGCCGCCCGTATACCACATATTAAATTTGCCGTCTACGTCGGGATTTGTTCCTGCCGTTGACACTTGAAACAGACTTCCCGCGGGCGCAGCGATTGAGTAAATTGCGTTGCCGCCTGTAACAAATACACCCTGTGTTGTGTAATCGTAGTTGACACTGACAATAAACAAACCTCGCGATGTGACGTAAAAACGTGCATCGAATTCGTATGATCCATCGTCAACGAGGGTGTTGGATTGAACAGACGATGCGCCGCCAACCGAATTCAGCAGCCCTGACAAAGCCACGCCAGCAAGCAACGGCCCAGCATTAACAGACCCATTGCCGCCAGCGTAACTATTAACAAAGCCCTGGTTCAACCCGCCGATAATTGCACCACCGTACACAACCGAAGTACCCGTAGTGGTAGTTGCAAACGGTTTTGCATTTGCTGGTGTTGTGACACCATCAACGTTGTAAACGTTTGTGGCAACAATGTCGAAGTTTGTGTCAGTGCCGTTGGTGGCCACAGCCCCCCAAACCAGCGCAGGCACGGTGATGTTGTCCAACCGTGCCGTGCCGTAAGTGGTCGCCTCGTATCCAAGAGAAAGAATAGACTTGACTGGGTTTTTGTTGACAGATACGTTACTGACTGACACCAGTGGTTTCAAAGGTGTTGCTACGCCAGCGCCGACACCAGCGCCAACAAGAAAAGCAATGTTTTCCCCAAGACCCGCGGGTATTGAGTTGATAACTTGCATGCCGTTCACGATTGCTGAACCCGTGTCCTCGCCATAGTCAGAACCTTGGTAAAACTGCACAAGAGTAAGCGTGGTCTGAATCGGTGAGACTGCGGGCGACCCGTAAGAACGGTAAATAAATTGGCAGTTGGAAACCATGCCAACACCGTACTGAAAATCAATTTCCGAACTGCCGCCAAAGTTGGTGTAACCATCGTCACGAATGACTGTTTCGTCGCGCACTGACCCGATAGCCTGGATCTTTAGAGCGCGGCCACGGCAGTTGCGGTACACGTTGCCAAACGAGGTTAGCGTGGATTGAGCATATTGGCCGGATGCTGCCGATGGGCTTGGGGCAAAAAACTTAAACCCGTCGTAATCAACATTGTTGGCAGACCCGACAGCATCATCACCGTACACACCCGCATACTGATTGCCGTAGTGGATACACTCACGAACGTATTGAGTGTTACTGTACTGGACTACTTCAATTCCAGCAGTGCCGGAAGTCCCCGGAACACCAGTGCCGGCAACGCGGGTGATCAAACGCACTCGGTTGTTGGTAATGGTGACAAGCTGGAACGAGCCGGCCACATACACGGCTTGATTCCAAATGCCCGCCACATTCATCCTAAACCGAATGAACAAGTTGTTTGAGATTGTGCAATTTGGCAGCGTGTTGCTTGACGGCGTCGCAGTGTTATAGACGCGGACGCCCGCTGCAATTTTGTCGTTTCCGTCAAACGACAGCCCATCAATTGTCAACGTGTTATTGCCAGTCTCAATAGCAATCAATGGACTGGTGTTGTTTGTAGCACCGGTGTAAATAATAGTGCCTTGACCGTAAAACGTCACATCGGCAGCAATTGTTGCCGAAATGTTTGCGGTCATCACGTAGGTTCCAGGTGGGACATACACAGACCGGGCGCCTGATTGCAACGCCAACTGAATCGCGGTGCCGCTGTTTGCTGCTCCGGTTGGGTCTGCGCCGTAATCCACAATGCTGCATGTCTCGCGCAACTTGGCTTGCACAGTACGCGCAACAGCACCTGTGCCGGATTGGATAAACCCGATCAGCGATGAGCCGCTAGAAGCGACCAATGTGGCCAACGTGGCAAAACTGCTAACGTTGTCCACCGTCCACACTGGCACATCAGTTGAGGTGTACAGGGCAAACTTGTATGCGGCATTGTTCAACCACACCGATGCTTCGCCACGCGAATCAAGAATGATCGGGTTGGTGTTGGGCGTGGCGCCGCCCGCGTCAGTATAGGTGGCAAGCGGTGTGGTTGTGCCCGCCGCATACGAGTACAGCTTGCCGCCAACCAATGGCACACCAGCGGCGCTAAAAAACTGCAGCTTCGGGGGAGTTGCGATCACAGCCATTTGTTACCTCGGCACAAGGGTCATTGTTGGGACCAACATGTAAGTCACTCGCAAGAAGTCGTAAGGCGACAGCGCGAACATCCCGTTAATTTGGCCAACGGTGTAGAAGGTTACATTGTCGCGTGAAAAGGCGACTGCGGACACAGTGCCGCCGCTGACGATGACATCAGCGGGGTATGTGTTCGTGTTCTGAAAGGTGTACGGGGATGCGCCTGGCGTGATGGCAAACGGCAGGATGGATCTAGCGGACACCTGCGGATCAACCCGCGGCATCGTGCCGATCTGCTGGGCTAGATCGTCCAGCGCGGGGCGGGTCTGTTCAGCCGCGGACAACGACCGGGCTTGCAACTCCAATGCCAGCGCGTCCAACAGCGGTTGCACTTGCTCAAGCACCGACACCGGCAAAGACTGCGTTTCCTGCTGAACACGGTCAATCGCAGCGTCCAGCGACGCCACCAGCGAGACTGTGGTTGGCCCGTTGGTGTCCGCATTAACCGCCCCTTCTGCCGTGCGGAACAGGCTCAGAAAGAACATGTACCACTCGCGGCTGATGAGGCCCGTGCGAGGGTCAAGCACCGCCACGCGAGGCGGGGTGATCGGCGTGAAGGCGGCGCTTGAATTGGTGGCCATTACGATCTTGTGGGCGACAGGATGAGTTCAGCACCCATGATAGCGATCTTGATCGGGTCAGTGCCGCTGACCTCGTAGACCCGGTCACGCAGCTTGAGTGTCATGCCGAGGCGGCGCCAGAACACACGCTGGCTGTAGTCGCCAATCATGCCCAGTGACGCCAAGTATTCATTGGACCAGGTGTGGCCACCATCGTCTGACCACCGCAGCATGACCTGTGGATCAGATCCTTGAACGGTGCCGTCCAGTCCAACACCCGATTCGCAGTCCAGCTGCAACGTGTGGTGGGCGGTGCGATTCAGATTGTTCTGCCCTGGCGGCAGCGCCCGCCACGACCGCAGCCACTTCTGAATTGCGCCGTTGTCGGCGTACACCATCATGTCAAAGGCGTAGATGTTGCCGTTCTCAAAATCACCTACGATGATTTCGTTGTTGAACGCCATCTGGCAGTTGCTGCGGTGCCGGTACTGGTTATCGTTCCCGCTTGCCCGCTCATGCCAGGCTTGCGTAGCCACATCGTAAACCCAGGTCTTGTTGGCGCTGGGGAACGTCAGAACGTAGAACGAGTGGCCGTCTTGCTGATAGGTGTACCCAATGGCGTCGGAAATGTCACCATACGACTGAATTTGCCATTCAACAGCGTGCGTGCTAATGCGCTGACCCGTGTAGCCGTTAGCGCGGTAAACGATGCCGCGACCGCGGGCATCAGCACCCAGCCAGAATAACCCGTTGTCCATTTTGGCAATGGTGTATGCCGCGCCGCAACCAATCTCGTTGAACGCCCCCTGAATGCGCTGCAGAGGAAAATCAGACGCGCCAGTGTTGTACCAAACCTCAACCGAACGGGTGCCGTACAACCACACTTCGCGGTGGTCAACGATCATGCCGACAACACCGTCTGGAGATCCATCTACATTGGAAAAATCCAACGGGTCAACGCTGGTGCCGTCAAGCAAGGCTGTGACCCACAAACGCTGACTGTTGGGTTCAGTGAAAACAAAGTACCCATCCAGATACCCGACCATCTTGGCGCCCGGGAAGTCAGGATCGGTGATCTGCGCAAACACATCTGTCGCAGTGTTGTAGATGTAACTGTTCGGGTCACAAGCCACAAACAACTGCGTGCCGTTGTCAGCCATGCTGACTGGGCCACTACCCGACACGGCGCCCAACAACGCGGCAGTGTACGAAGTGTCAATCTTGTACAACTCACTGCCCGACACCACGAACGCAAATGAATCGCTGCTGGCGAACGCCCACACCCCGCGGATCGGCCCGGTGCCAATCGTGGCAAGCAGGCGCAAGCCTGGCGCACGTTGCAGCCAGCCAGCCTCTTTACCTTCCTGCAAGACCTCGGGGTATAGGTTGACGAGTCTGTTGTCAGCGGCGTTGATGCTGCGGGCAACGTAGGACTGGCCGAGGATCGGAGTCTTCATGCTACACTACCAT